CGGGCAGGGCCCGTTCGGGACATGACGAGGAACAGTCGTCGGATATGGGGCGTTGGCGCGCCCCTTCCCCCGCCTTCCGACCGACTCGGCCGGGGCGGGCATTTCGTGTCAGCCGGGCGCGGCGATGGCGGCGACGTCGGGCGTCCTGAAGGCCAGCGCCGGGGCGCCCAGCCAGTCGTTCACTTCCAGCATGCGCTGCTGGATCGGCACGATCTCGAGTTGGTAAAAGGTCCGGGCGGCATCGACCACGTTGCCGAAACCGCCGCTGTTTTTGGGCACGATGCCGAGCAGTTGCGGCGGCACGCGGTGGGCGGCCAGCATGTCTTGCGCGGTCATGTCCTTGATGTCGGTGAAGGCGTCCTTGGCGCCGACTTCGCCGATGGGAATCACTTTCACGCCATCGGGTTTGCCCTTGGCGATGTGCAGGAAGAAGTTGCGAAAATTGCCAGGCCCCTTGCTCTGGCGCATGGCTTCGCGCAGCTTCTGGCTATCGCCTTCAGAAAAGCCTTCCTCGCTCACATAGAGGATGTAACCCGCGTGGCTGCCGTTGATGTAATACTTGCGGCGGAACAGGGTGGCAGCTTCGTTGAGTAGGCCGGCCTGTAGCGACGACAGATATTCCGGCATGCCGTAGATTTCCTGGAGCGGGTCGGCCTCTATCAGGTGATGCACCGCGCCGTTGGCAAACTCCGTGGCGTCTTTCAGCCATAGGCCGGGCACATAGAAAAACTGCCCCGGCTTGAGCCCCACCCGCGTGTAGGCGGCGGGCGACGGGCGCAGCATGGCCGGGCGTCCGGCCACGTTGGGCACGCTTTCAAGATAGCCGTTACCGAAGATCAACCAGTCCAGCGCCCAGCGCGAAAAATCGCTCTTGGAAAGCCAGCGGCTCGGCACGAAGCTCGACACCAGCAGGTTGCGCTTGAGCAGGATGGCCGACTGGTGATGCGCGGCCATGCGATAGCACCGGCCCAGGCCCGCCTGGGAGATCGGCGGCTCATACCAGCGGCCATTGTTGGCCACTTCGAAAAGATCGAAGATCTCGCGCCGGTCGAGCACGGGTACGGCATCGCCAAAGGCAAAGGCGACGGAGCCCGCCGGGGCGGCCACGGTTGCAGCCGGTTCGTCAGGCATCGAATAACTCCATTGTGGATGTACCGCCGACCGCCTCGCTGGCGTCGAGCGGCTCGAAGTAGAGGGCGTGCATCGTCGCCCAGGCCAGGTCGGCATGGCCCACGCCCCCGGCGCGGCCGGCGACATAGGTGATCCCGTGCTTGGTGATCTCGGGGCGGATGGCCATGAAGGCGCTCATCATGTCGAGCCAGCCTGCGTCGAATTGCAGGCGGCCGGTGGTGATCACGTTCTTGGCTTTGAGGACCATCTGGCTCTTGGTGAGCGGCGAATAGGTGATGGGCGTCACCAGCGGGAACCACTTGCGCACCAACTGCTCGACCGCCTTGCCTACGCCCGTCACGTCGATCGCGATGCGGGTGACACGGTAGCGGCCGGCCATCTCGCGGATCGCGGCGGCCTGCTCATCGAACTGCAGGCCCTTGAGCCGCTTCTTTTCGAGGATGCGGAACTTGGCGCCCGGCGTGATAGGCGCAGCGATAGCCACAAGTGCGGCATCGTCGCCAGTGCCGTTCTCACTGGCGTTGGGATCGTAGCCCAGCCAGACTTCGCCCTCGTAGGGCCGCGCGGCGTAGGGCTGGAAATCGCGCCACACTTCCCAGCTGTCGACCATGCAGCGGCGCATGATCTCGAAGGGAAACATCGACTGGCTGTCGTCGAGGAACAGGCAGCGGAACAGGTTGTCGAACTCGTCCACCGAGTTTTCGCGCTGGAGCTCGGCGACGTCGACCAGGTCGAAGCCTTTGGCCAGCGCGTCGAATACGGTGACGATCTGGCGCCAGATGCCATCGGCGCCGATCGCGCCGTCTTTCAGGTCGGCATGGTCGATGGCAATGCGGACCTTGTCGGCCTTGGCTCGGCGCCGGTTGAACCGGTCGCCGCTCCACATCGGATAGGCTTCGTGGGCCAGGGTGCTGGGCGTGGAGAACAGCGTGCGCGTATAAATCTTGTGGGTCGCCATCGCGGCAGCGACCTTGAAAAGCTCTTCGAACCCATAGATCCAGAAGCACTCGTCGATGATGACGTCGCCGTGATAGCCCTGCGCAGTGCGGTAATTGGTTCCCAAGAAATAGAGCTCGACCGGATCGAGCGGGGCGCCGGTTTCATCCTCGCCACGCTGGATCGCAATGGGATCGCCCTTGAGCGTCACCCCGCAAACCTTCTGCACCCATTGCACGATATAGGCGCGGAAGATGTTGGCCTGGGCGCGCGAGGCAGACAGGAAAATCTGGTTCTTGCCTGTTTCCAGCGCGACCAGGAGCCGCTCGCGCGCAAAATACCAGGTCGCGCCGATCTGCCGGCTTTTCACGATCATGCGCGTGCGCAGATGCGTGGTGGAGAGCCAGGTTTCCTGGTGGCCGTAAAGGCCCGCCTGCATGTCGGCACGCAGGGCGGCCGCCATCTCCGGCGTGATCAGGTTCTTGGCCTTCTCCTTCTTGGCATTGGTCGCCTTGGCACCCTTGGCCCGGTCGGGGTTGAGATCGGCTTCGTTGCCATCGTCGCCGGCAAACTTGCCGATGCGCGCGAACGTCACGAATTGGCGGCCGAGCAGGTCGATTTCCTTGAAATCGCTGCCGGTCTTCTGCTCTTTGGCGAGCAGCGTCTGATAGCGCACCCACAGGCATTCCTCAGCCCGCGCGCGGGGGCTGGCCGCGTCCCAGCGCTGGCGCTGCTTCCAGCTGGATAGCGTCGAGACGGCAAGGCCGGTTTCCTCGGCGATCTGCGCGATCGACCAGCCCCGCCAATAGAGCGAGCGCGCCTCGATCCGCTGCGCCACCCGTTCGGCAATCGGCACGACATTGGCCCCGGACGCGGAGGCGTCGGGCATGTCATACAGGTTATCGTTGTCGGGGGGCTGCTTCATCGCTGGCCACGCTATGGCCCTTGGGCGGGGCTGTCGGCGGGGGCCGATTGTAAGGGGCGGTTTCACAACGCGCCCGCGTTGAGATGCGGCGCGATCCGGGGCCTGGTGCGGTTGTCCCGCCGTAACTCCTGGACCGGAGCCCTGAATGCCCAAGTCCCGCTTTTTCCGCGTCGCCGTCGAAGGCGCCACCACCGATGGCCGCGCCATCGAACGCCAGTGGCTGATCGACGCGGTCGAAACCTACGATCCCAAGACCTTCGCCGCGCGGGTCAATCTCGAGCATATCCGGGGCGTGACGGCCGATCCGCCGTTCCAGTCGCTGGGCGATGTGCTGTCGCTGCGCACGCAGGAAGTGCAGCTGACCATCGGCGGCAAGACCGAAACGCGCCTGGCGCTGTTTGCCGAGATCGAGGCGCTCGAACCGCTGATCGCTATGAATCATGCCAAGCAAAAGCTATTCACCTCGATCGAGATCAACCCGAACTTCGCCGGCACCGGCAAGGCTTACCTCGTTGGCCTGGCCGTGACCGACAGCCCGGCTTCACTCGGCACGGAAATGCTGCAATTCGCGGCAACCCAGGGCGACAAGTCGCCGCTGCGCAGCCGCAAGCTCGACGCGGGCAACCTGTTCTCGGCGGCCGAAGAGTTCGAGCTCGAACTGGCCGACGATAGCGACGATCCGGCCATCGGCCTGCTCGGCAAGATCGCCGCGTTCTTCGACAACCTCACTGCCCGCCAGCAGGTGGAACCGGCTTCCGCCCCGGCGGCACCTGTCGCCCAGCCCGGCGCCGATGCCACGGCCTTCACCGCGCTTACCCAGGCAATGAGCCAGGCGGTCACCGAACTGGCCACCAGCTTCCAGACTTTCGCCCAGGCCAGCGGTCAGCGCGCAACGGCACTCGAAGGCCAGGTGGCCGAGATCGCCGCCACGCTCGAGCGCACGCCTGCCGCCGCCTTTGCCCAGCGCCAGCCTGCCACCGGCGGCGACAATCGCGTCCGCACCGACTGCTGATCGCCGCCAGGCCCCTCTCGTTTCAAGGAACACCCATGCGCAACGAAACCCGCATTCTCTTCAACAGCTATGTCAGCCAGATCGCGCTGATCAACGGTGTGCCCGACGCCACCGTGCAGTTCACCGTTGCTCCGGTGGTGCAGCAAACCCTGGTCGAACGCATCCAGCAGTCGAGCGAGTTCCTCTCCTCGATCAACATGGAGCTCGTGCCGGCGCAGGAAGGCGACAAGGTCGGCATCGGCGTCACCCGCACGATCGCCGGGCGCACCAACACGGCCAACAACAACCGCCGCCAGCCCAGCGATCCGACCGACAGCGCCGAGATCGACGGCTATCGCTGCGAGAAGACCGACTTCGACTGGGCCATCCCCTATGCCAAGCTCGACGCCTGGCGCCACAAGCCCGATTTCGAAACGATCCTGCGCGATGCGATCCTCAAGCAGCAGGGCCGCGACACGATCATGATCGGGTGGAACGGCACCAGCGTGGCCGCGCAGACCGACCGCGCCGCCAACCCGCTGCTGCAGGACGTCAACAAGGGCTGGCTGCACAAAATCCGCACCGTGGCCCCGGCGCGCTGGCTCAACGATGGCGCGCTGACGGCCGATGGCACCAAGGCGATCTATGTCGCTTCGGGCGTGGACCTGTTCAATCCGGACGCCGGCAACGCCGCCACGGCCCGCGCCGATTACGTCAACCTCGACGCCCTGGTGATCGACGCCATCGAACTGCTCGATGAATGGCAGCGCGACAGTACCGACCTGGTGGTGATCGTCGGGCGCGACCTGGTGCACGACAAGTACTTCCCGATGATCAACAACGCCGGGGACAAGGCCACCGAACAGGAAGCGCGCGACCGCATCCTGCGCTCGGACAAGCAGATCGGCGGCCTGCCCGCCGTGCGCGTGCCGTTCTTCCCGGCGCGCGCCCTGCTCATCACCAGCCTCGATAACCTGTCGATCTACGAGCAGGAAGAAACCCGCCGCCGCCAGCTGAAGGACGAAAGCGAATACAACCGCATGGCGAACTACGAGAGCGCCAATGTGGCTTACGTGGTCGAGGACTACGGCAAGAGCGCTCTTGTCGAAAACATCGTGCTGGCACCCAAGCCGGCCTGATTTGGCAGAGCGGCGCTGTTTCGGCGCCGCCCGGCCCCTGCCATTTAGATCCTTGGTGGCAGGGGCCAACCCACAAAAGGGGCAGCGATTTGTGCCCCTTCCCTGCCCGGCGTCGGCATCCCCCCGCATTCATGGGGCCGCGCCGGGCAGGCTTTCCATCCCTAGGAGCACCGCCCCATGTCTCTCGCTCGCCGTCATCGTGAATTGCACCGCGCGGCCCAGGCCGGCGCTGCCAGTGTCGCTCCGCGCGCGGCCGATGCGCCCGCGCCCATGCCCACCACCGGAGCGGTGGCGAGCGAATATGCCCTGCTGCTCGCCGCGCTCGGCCAGGATCTGCAAAGCCTGCGCCAGATTCAGTCGGTCGAGCGCAAGATCGCCGCCAAGGCCGGGATGATCGGCCGCTATCGCGCCTGGGTCGAAGGCGCGATGCGCTCC